AGGGATTTGACCTTTTCCACTTTTCTCAAAGCCTTCAGCAAATATGGGAAATCTTTCATAGGTATTACCTTGCCAAACAATATTGCTATTAGTTTTCATACTTGTACCTGCATGAAATCTAAAAAGTGTTTGAACACTTGAAGGATTACCAGTAGCAAAATGTGTGCCTTCTATAAGTTGTAATTCAAACAACTCAACCTTTGCTACAGGTGTTAAAGATTGTAATTCGCTTATAGGTATAGCCATGACTATGGTTCAGCGACTTGTTCAAATGTTAAATCCATTGAAACTCGATTTAAATAAGGAACACGTTCTGTTCTTCTTACACAAATAAATTTTTTTCCACTATATTTATTTCCAAGAGTGTATTCAAAAGATTCCATACTTGCATCAAATCTTGCATCTAAAAATGTATTTATGGTATCCGCATCAGTTTGTGAGATTTCAAACTTTAACTGTAATGTTATCAATCTTTTATTAGCAGGTAATCCATTAATTAATCTTTGCTGAAAACCATCTCCAAGTTGAACTGTTAAAAAATCTTGTTTTACAGTTTCAACTGGATTATAAAGCGGAGCAATATTAGGAAAAGTTGCCATTATGCTAATAAACCTCCAACTCTTTTTTGTTTTATTAATTCAGATTGTATAGCAATGGCAATCTGTTGTCCTAACTCATTACCTTTACTATCACTTCCTTGAACCTCAGTTCCGCTTGCGTCAACATTTACATTTATAGATACAGCACCTAAAGATGAATTAGGACTTATCATGCCAGAACTATTTGGTGTAAAGATTTCAGGTCCTTTCTCACCCACTATAAATGACTTACCTGCTTTAACTGCACCGCCTGTTGCTCTTTTGCCAAATATTCCACCTAATAAACCACCTAATAAACCACCTCCTTTTTCACCTCCAAAAATAGCATCACCGATTCCTGAGAAAGCATTACTTAATGCTCTATCAAGTAACTTATCTTTTAATCTATTTAAAACATTGGTCATAGCTTGACCAAATGTTTGAGTTCCGTTTATTGCTCCTTTAATATTTTCAACCAAACCTTGCTCTAAAGTATCACCTAATTCTTTTCCAATACTGACGCTATCCTTTAATTTACTATTTAAAATATCTTGTTTATCAATCATAAATTCTTTATTTAAAAGTTCTAATTTCTGTATTCTTCGAGTTTCATCTTCGATATTTAAAGCTTCTCTTATTTTATCTGTATGCTGAAACTGTAAATCTAAAAGATCACGCTCAGTTTCATCCTCAGTTTGTTTTAACTGTATTCTTCTTTTGATTAGCTTTATAGAATTAGCTGCTTCTTCACCTGCTTTTGCATCAAATTTTCTTGGTCCAAGTGGTTTTTTAGTATTTTGATTTAAAAATGCAGTTAATTGATCTTCTTTATTCATATCTTCAATATCTTTATCTGTAAAACCTTGTGCTTTTAATTGCTCTTCTCTTGTCATTTCTAAAAATTTTAATCTTTCTTTTAATTGAACTATTTGATCTTTATATTTTTGAGTGTTTGCAACTTCAGCGACACCTAAACCAGAAACCATACTTGTGCTTTCTTTTTCTTTTTTAATTTTTTCTTCTAATAATTCAATTTGCTTATTAATTGTTTCTTTTGAATCTGTTTTCAAAAGATCATTAAATTCCTTCTGTGCCTTTTTATGTTTAACTACTTGATGAATTGCTAATCCTGTTGCTGCAACTAAAGCTGCTATTGCTATTGTTAATGGTCCTCCCATAATTAAAGCTGCTCCTTTGACGACAGCTATAAGTGTTTTAATCGTTCCTACGAAGGCTTTAATAACTGGTATTGCAATTGTTAAAGTTGCAACCAAAGTTGTAGTTACGCCTACAAACGTGATTATAGGCTCAGGTATCATCGCTACAACATCAACTAAGAGCGTTAAAACTTTGACTGTTTCTTTAGCTGTTGGTAAAAAGGCTTTACCGACAGCGATTTCTAAATCCTCAACTGCATTTCTAAAATCTTTGAAAACTTGAGTAGGGTCATTTTCAAGTAATTTCTTTAATTGAGCCCCTCCATCATTTCCAATTTTTGCCAAAGCTCGTAAAACCACTTCACTTGTAAGCTTTCCATCAGCAGCAAATTGTTTCAAACCTCCAACTGTTGTATTAAGTTCAGCAGCGATAGGTGCAAGTAAAGTTGGTACTTGTTCTGCAATACTTCTAAATTCATCACCTTGTAATCTTCCACTACCAAGTGCTTGAGCTAATTGCCTGAAAGCATTTGATGCTTCAATTGTTGAAGCACCTGCTAGTTTTGCTGCGGTGTTAAATCCAAAAAATGTAGTTTTGATGTCTTCGACACCAACATTTAAAGGTGCAAGTCGGGCAGTAATATTTGTAATACCTTCGAGTGCTTCTGTTGAACTTAATCCAAATGTTTTTTGAGCTTCAGAAGCAATATCCAAAGACCTTTTAAAAGTACCATTTTGTTCAGTTAATAATTTTAATCTAACCTCTAATTTTTCAAAATTTGCAGCAGTAGATATTGCTCTTCTACCAAACTCAGCTAATCCAACACCTGCTATTATTTTTCCTAAATTATTAAATTTAGTTGTTAAACCTTTATTTCTTTTTTCTAAAACATTAAATGTTCTGCTTAATCTTTTTCCACCATCATTTATTTTTTTTAAAGCATTAATCGCTTTAGCTGCATTTACATCTATAAAAACACTTGCTATTGCCATTAAACTTTTTTTCTTAGTTTACCTTTAATTTAACCATAAATCTATTTTGATTTTTCTGCTCTTACTTCGTAAAAAGCAGCAAAATGAATTAGCTCATCATCTGACAACTCAGATCTTAATTTGCTCACAGTCATACCCAATTCTGTTGCTAGGAAAAATTCAAAATAAAGCCAATTATCCCCCGCTATTCTTCCTTTGCTTCTTCAATCGAATTAATACTTGCTTCAAATAAAAACAACTCTAAATCATTTAAAACTTTTTCTGGAAGTTCACGTTTTAATCTAACAGCATCACCTGACCCAAATGCAGGTGTGCCATCTTCAAGTTCAGCTTTTTGACAAAGCATTTGAGTTGACATTTTTAAAGCATCTTCACCTGCTAATGCTTGCACCGCTAATCTGTCAGACCTTGTAATAGGTTTGAAGTAAAGATCACAAAGGAACTTTCCATTTTCATCATTAACAGTAAACTTTCTTCTTTGTGAAAGATCAAAAGCACCAGTTAATAAATCAATAGTGCGAGATTTTGCTGCGGTCATAAATTAAATAGCGATTGTTACAGGTCCACTTACTTGAAAGTTTACAGTTTGAGTTGTAAGTTCGCCAACTGTTGATGAAGCCCCAGTTCCTGTTACAACACCATTGAAAGAATATTTTTTACCAGATTTCAAAAATAAATTAAAAGAAGCATCTGCACCATCAAGTGTAGTATTCACGTCAGTTAAAAGTTCAGCAGCAGCATCACCAGAAGCCTCAGTATATTGAACTTCAACTGAACCTGTAGCAGATCTAAGACCACCTGCAAATGTTCTTGCGGTTGCACCATGAGCAGTTGTTTCTACTACATCCTTGACCATATCTAATGACCATGAAGTAGTACCGACAACAGCACTTACAGACCCAGATCCGTTGTCAAACTCACAAGAGCCCTCTTCACCTCTAACTACAGCCATAATAAAAAAATAATATTTAAAATTATATTAGCCTTTTTTATTCTTTTTTTCTAGTTTTTTGCGTTTTAAGGCAGACTCACATCTAGCATCCCAATAATTAACATTTCTTACTCCTTTTATTTCTTCAAGAATTTTGAAATGTTCTTCAGTAAAATCTTCTGGGTTCATAATTGCTCAAATACTTGGAAATCTATAGTCATTCTACTCTGAAGATAACCTTCGGGACTACCATTTTGTAACACTGCAGGTCCGTTTGGGGCTTCGTAGAAAACATCATCTTGATCTATTCTATTAAATAAATTTCTTAATCTTGTAGCAACAGTTAAACTCGCACCAATACCAACCCCATCTTTTGTAAAAATATTTAAAGTTAATTGGCCTTTAATTATATTAGATTTATTTGGATTGTTTAAAAAGTCAATATATTCACTTTGTGTAAATTCAATTTCAGATAAAACAAAAGTATCACCAGTTATTGGTTTAAAAGGAATATTATTAAAAACGACAGGAATAGGAGGTGCTTTTCGTAGTTCATCAAACAACCTGCCTTCTATATTTTTTCTGATTGTGTTTAAATCAACTGCACTCATGTTTCTTTAGGCTTGGCTTTTTTTACAAGATCAGCGACTGCTCTAACTTGTGCGTCAGGCCAACCCGCTTTTTTATCTTGTCTTGATCTAAACGAACCACCCCAAGAAGGTGGTAGGTTCGTTCCGTATGTTATTGCTTCAGCATAAGGCATTGTATTTATAAGACTGTAAATATTACCCGCTTTTTCCTTTTGATAATTATTTCTTATTGCAGGTAATGCAGATCTTGAAACTGACTTTTCCTTTTGAAAAGGACCAAAAGCTACTGGTGCAGATTTTGAATTTTGCGATATTGTCCAATTCCCTCTAAATCTACCAGTATCTACAGGTGAGGCCTCTTTTAATCGAGCATCAAGTTCAATGACTGCAAATCTAAGAACTTTGTCAAACTGCTCTTCACTGAATTTTCCAATATCACCAATCTTAATTCGTCTCATGCTCTTAAAAATAATTCATAATTAACATCTTCGCCATTAACCATGCTTTTATTAACAGCAAGTATTGTATAAACAATACCTGCTATTTTAATTCTGTCTTGAGGTGTTGGCTCAAATGTAATATCACCTCTTGTTATTGATAATTTTTTATCTGTTTGCTGTATCAACTCATTAACTTCTTCTCTTTTTAAATCTTCAAGAAAACCTTTAATTGTAGTTTCAGTTATTAATTCACTCATAGTACCTTTATCTTTATTATAAATTCCATTTTGAATTTTCTGATAAGTAACATCACCGCCAAACGCTTTTAAAATGTTACTTGATGCTGTTCTAAAACCTTTAAATTGAGTCATTAGCGAGAATATGCAATAACAGAACCACTTGTTAATTTAATGCTTAAAACGTCTAGTTCTATTGCTACGTTTTTACCTAAATTAACACTAGATAAAGTGCCTGTAATTACATCAGAAGTTAAGGTATGAATGACAGTATCTTCAAGTGCCACAATTTTTGCAAATTTTCCAGAATGAACTGAAGTTCCTGTAAGAATTTTTGCTGTTGTAAAAATGTCCATAAGTTAGCTCCTTTTAATTGCTATGTTACCAGTACTGCTGATTCTTAGACCAGTAAAAAATCTTTCAAATAAAGGCGGAACCCTATCTGCACCAACAGCACCAAAGAAATTTGGCTTTGCTTCAAGATTACCAAGTTTTACTTCTTTGTAATCTTCAAGCCCACTTAATGCTAATCCGTTTTTATTATTATTCAAATAAGTTGCCAAAATAACTTGTGCTTCTTTTACTTCGGGAGGAACTTCTGTCGCTGTATAGTAGTCAGTTGTCACTCGAAATGGAAATCCTATTGAATATGTATTGATATAAGTATCTGGTTTTCTTACACCTACTCTTGGCCATTGCATAGCTTGCGTATCAGTTGCTTTAGCACCTAAAAATCTTTCTCTATTAATTCTTTTAGCTGCAGTAACAAGTGCTCGGTTTTTTTGGTCAGTTGTTGCACTTGACCAAGCAGTAACATCATCATCCTCTACATATCCATCAATCAGATCTTGGGCTTCCTGTAACGTCAAGTAACTGTTGGCTATGTTGCTGCCTACTGTCGTGTGTAATGTTATTGCCATTTTTTTTGTTTTTTCTTTTTGTTTTTTTAACAGGAGAAGTGGCTGATTTTATTTCAGCCACTTGTTCTCTTGCTCGCTTAAAAGCAAATAAACCCATTATTTTCTGAATGCAGAAACAGTTGTACTGCTTGTGACTCTAAAAATAAAAGACCCAGATGTTGCTGCTGCTACATCTGCATCACCAACTATCGTTACGTTTGAACCTGCGGTCAAAGTAAACTTATGAGTTGATGTTGCTTTATTTACAATAGTCAGTTCAAAAGTTTGACCGACTTTGTTCTGTACACCTAGTGCTGTAAGAATTTCTGCAGCAGTTGGTGTAGTGACAGTTCTGTTACCAGTAGGTGTACCATCAACTATGCCTTCAATTAATTCAGCAGTTGTTAAGGCATGAGCACCATTTTCTGTCTTGATAACTTTGGTCTTAGTTAATTGACCAAAATTAGGATTTTGTAGTTCAAAAAGACTTGCCATGATTAATCCTGAGTTGAAATGTTAGTTGCCCTAACAATACCAATATTCTTTGTCTCATAGACCTTCGACCATTTGCCTACTGTTTCTAAAACTGATCTTGTTGGGTTAGTGTCAGTTGTTGCCCACTTTGCTCCTACTGGGTGGTAGCAGTAATGTAGATCAATAGCCATAGCATCAGATTTTGCGAGAATGTCTCGATCTGTTTCTGTTGTTAAGCCTGCTTGCTCTCCACTTGCAACTGCACCTTGAGTAAAGAAGTAAGTAGCATATTCTGTACTTGAACCACTACCTGCAGTTTGTACATCATCTGAAACTATAACTCTTAGGCCACAGTATGTTGGTACTGTGTCATTACCTGCAGTATAAGCACCAGAAATTGTACCGCCAGAAGCTGTTGCTGATCCTCCGTTTCCGTCAGATGCAAGAACATAGTCAACCATTTTTCTTTCTACAAGATCATAGTAAACTTTGCTGTGCATACAAACAGCAGTTAATTTGTCGCCTGCATCACCAAGAATTGACCTTGCTTTTGCAACGTGACGAGGTGCAAGAGTAGTAGGGGTGTCACCAGAACCGCCATCAATTGTTAAATCAAAAAATGCAGCACTTGCTGATGTGCTGTTAACGCTTCCAAAAACACCTGCAAGACAAGAAAGCAAATCTTTCTGTCTTTGGTTAGCAATGTAAGCACCAACTTTTTGACCAATCGCAGCCATTGGGTCTGAGCCTGCTGCAAGTGCAGCTAAGTCTCTAGATTCAAAAGCTCGACCTCTGTGTAAAATTACACCAACTTGCTTGTCTGAGCCAATTTTGCCCGGTACAAGTGATGAAGAATCTGAAAGAACTTCAAAGTCTCCCTGCAAATCAGCAGAGAAAAATGGGATGTTGACGAAATCTCCCCCTTCTGTAGCATTCAATTCTGCTAACGGTGTTACCACACCGCTATTTAGAAAGCCATCTCTTAAGGTTGTCTGTTGTATGACATAAGGCGTAAAAACCTCTGGGATGATAACGTCACTTCTTAATACAGCCATCTGTAAAAATAAAAAGAACGGTGTGGGCGTAACCCTAAATTTAAAAACTTACAAGCGTAACCTGTAACTTTATATCTGCGTAACAGATTTATTTAGTATATTAGCGACTTTCGGCAATATCTCGCAACTTTTGCCACGTTTCTACACCATAAACTCGTGCTATTCTTGTCTGTTCTGTTACGTTTTCAGAGTTTTTTAAAAATGGCTTTAACATTTCTTCTGTGAACTGACCGTTTGAACTGGGTTTTGTGATAGGGGCACCTCCACCAGAGATACTACGAGTTTTCAAAAGATAAGGCTTTTCTTTTTCTAATTTATTTTTTACATATTCATCCACAGGCAACTGTTCATATCCATCTATTATTACAGGCTTCCCATCTTTCATTTGTATTTGATCTTTTGGTATCAAATTATTAAGCACTAATTCTGGGTCGTGTGTAATTTCAGAGAGAGCTTGAATTGCCGGACCGATTAGTTCAAGCTCTCTGTTTCTAAATTCTAACTCTTCAATTCTTTTTTTGTCTTCAGCACTTTTATCTCTGTATTGTTGTTCAAGCGATTCTTTTGCTTTTGTATATTCACCCGCTTGTTCTAATTTTAATTGTTCAGACTGCCTTTTAAATTCTTTCAATTGCTCATAATCATCTGGAACTTCAATTAATTCTTTTTTCTGCATTTTTCCAATCAACTCGTGATTTTTTGCTTCAAGTTTTTTTACTGATTCTCTTAATTGCTGCAACTCGGCATCATCATTGTGTTGTGCAGGTGGTGTAGCTTCTAGTTCTTCAGCCATACATTTTAAAGATATTATATTTAATTATACTACCATTTTACTTTGTTTGCCCAAAACGCAGCACTCATTTTGCCTTTACGAATATTTGCAGCGTGCCTTGCTTTAAATGATTTTCTTCTTGCTTTGTCTTTGTCTGATTGAGGATTTTTCCCTGCTCCACTAACTCCTTGTTGACCAAATCTAATTAATTTTATTTTATCTCCTTCTTTTGCTAAAACTGCATGACTACTTCTTGGATGTTTTGAAGTTCTTTTTGGCTTATTGTAACCTTCGAAAGTTTCTCCTCTGTATGTAATGCTCATTTTCCTTTCTTTTTCATAGCAATGTTATGTGCTTCAGTAAAAGTTTTGCCTGCAAGCATTGCTTTTGTCATTTCATCAATATGCTTTTTAGTATGACCATGTGCTTTTTTATGTCTTGCCAAAGCATTTTTTTGTCTAGTGGTAAGTGCCTTCTTCATTTTTTCCTTCCTCGAGCTTTATTATAAATATCTTTATCTACTCTTCTTGCAGGTCCACCACGCATATATGAATTAACTCGTGCCATTGACCACGCAGCCATACTGACATTTCTACTGCCACTTGATAAATATGCACCCTGACCCTTTCTGTAAACAGAAGCAAGTTCACCATAAGTAAACCTATTTCCTTCTGCTTTTTTTCTTAGTGCTTTTTTTGTTTGCTCGTTTAACGGCTTTCTTCGACTTTTTTGAGGCATCTTGTTCGACTCGTGATTTTTGGACAGCTTTTACATCAATATAAGCACCTGCCTTATATAACGCAGCAGTACGTTTTATTTCAGCAGCTTTTGCTGATTTATTTTTTGAACCCCTTAAATATGCTTTAGGGATATTAGTTTTTTTATCTTTTGGTACTTTGCGTAATTTTGGCACTATTTTTTCTTTTTCTTTTTAGTTTTTGTTTTTGGTTTCATAGATGAACCATAACCCATTCCTTTTGGCATATTCAAAAAAGTAACTAAGTAAAGTCTAACTGTTTTTTGTTATTCTTTCTAGTTCTTCAAGTGTTAATTCTGATCCATCTTGTCTTACAAATTGCTTAAAAACATCTGTAGGGCTACGACCTTTCTTTATTTGCTTACGAAATAATGCTGATCTTTTTTTACCAAAGACTTCATTTTGTAAAGCTATATCTTGTTTGCTGAGCCATGTAGCATAGTTTTGGTTTGCAGGTACAGTTTTCCCCATCTGAGCCAATCCTGTTTTACTTGGCCTCACCCTAGATACGTTTAGGTCTTCTCTTGTAAGTCCAAACTCATCTAAAAAACTATCGCTTATAACTGCAACTGTTACTGAACGACAGTTGAAATGTTGCGGAGGTTGTGGCCCTTTCCCATATTTAAAAATCTGACCATCGAGCCTTGCACAGATGGCAGATGTTCTGCTATCAAGTGTGGCTACATATTTATACTGATCTGTTATATCTTGATTTGCTTGATAAACCTTCTGTGTAGCAGCATTACTTACTTGATTAATTGAAGTTCTAACAATTGTCAAAACTTGATTATTAGCAACTTTTGTTAATTGTCCACCTGCTGCTATAACTTGTCTGACATTTCCCTCTTGTCCAAACTCAAGCCTACCTTTCAAATTTCTTGCTATTTGCTGCGTGGTTTGACCAGTTAATAAGCCATTTCTTACAGTTTTTGTAAATAAATCTGTTTGATTCTCTGCAATACCTCTAAATGCTTTTTGTACAGTCGCACCATTAGGCAAAGTTATTACAGCACCGTCTCGAGCAGACAAAGAAAAAGTTGGGGTTGCCCCAGTTACTTGTGCCTGTAATTCCTCAGGCAAAGTGAAAACATTAATTCTTGTAGGGTCAGTTGTTACAACAGATTGAGCAAATTGTGGACTTATTTCAACAGTTCTTACAGCACGTTTGGCAGCATCAGATGGTAATAGATTTCTTAATTGATCTTGTATAAAATCAGTTTGCAGCACAGCTAAACCTTGAAGCTGTTGCTGCGTTACATTTGCACTATTTATTGACCAAGTTCCTAAACTTTCTTGCAATTGAGCAAGTAAAGTTCGTAGTCTTAAAGTGGTTCCCGGACTCGTTACTGGATCTATGGCTGCAAGTTGTGCTGAAGCCTCAAGAATAATGTCATTATATGCTTGAATTATTTGTTTAGATACGCTGTTGCTATATCTATTTAAATTTATAGCGTTTCTATATAACGCTTCAGGAATTGCTTGATCTCTTGGAGCCATTATTCATCTGATTCATCTTCTGGCTCTGCAGATTTCGTTGGCATATTTTCTTCGGCTTCTTGTTTTGGAGGTGCAATTGAAACTAATCCCCCTGATTCTGTGCTTTCGATCTCTTCCTCCACATCAAAATCATCCCCTAATACTTCACCTTCAGATAATTGATTTAAAAAGGTTTTTTGTGAAATTTCATTAGCTGCTCTGACTTGAAGCAATGCTGTTATTTCTTGTGGATCTAAACGCTGTGACAAGAAATCTCTATTTACAAAACAACTACCCGCTTCTGCATTTATAAATTGGCCATGAAATCGTAAACAGTTATCTATCATGTCTTGCATCTGTTGTGCTACTACCATCATTGTCGAGTCTCCTTGACTTCTATCAATTTTTTTACTTTCTGCAGTTTCTGCTGATAATTTTTGTCCTAATACAGCAGCAAGTCCAAGTTCATTAATTTGCTTTTCTACTTTATCAATTGCTTGAAACTGTGCATTGTAACTTTTACCATCAGGCTCGATATATTCTGCTCTACCATCTGAAGGAAATGCTATAGCCTCGCCCGGACCCGCAGATACTTCCTCTGATTGTTGAGGAAAGCCATAAAACGCAAGCATTGGTACAGCCGAAATGTGCAACTGATTATATAAATCTGAAAGCATTTGATATGCTTTTAGATTTAATTCTGCAATATCAGACATTGGAGGTCTTGATTCTAATAAATTAATTCTGTTTGAATATGCAACAGAAAATGGTATTTCAGAAAGTGATGTGGTCCCTTCATCAACTTTAGTAAAACTATTACTTTTACCCCTTCTATGAATCTCAAAGTTGCCCGGTGTCAGCAATCTGACTTGCTCAACAACTTTTTCACCATATAATCCGTCTGGCTCAAAAACTTTTTCTAATAATCGCAACTGAGTTAATTTTAATTTGCCTTCTGACATTTCAGTTCTCCAACCTAATATTTCTCTAGGTGTATATGAAACCCAGTAAGGTCTGCCAGATTGACCACTACTAGGTGCATCAACTAAAACTCCTACATGACCATATCTAATCATTTTTCTAGCAGTTTCGTATGTCCAGACATTAAGATCGTTCCCCTGCAAGTCCACATCAAAAAGCTGAAGACGTAAAGCATCTGCAGTGTCATTTAATCTTACTGGTTTTCTTGTAAGCATACCTGCAAGCATTCTTTCAAGACGTAAATAATAAGGGGGACAAACAGAACGAGCAAGTCTATTATCATAAGCTTCATCTATTTCCCTCGGTTCTTGCGGTAAGTAGCGTCTGTGTTTTGACCTCATCTCATAACTACCACCTAGCAAATCTTCAATCAAAACCCAATGAGGTTCTTGATTGAACCAAGCATTATTGGGGTCATTTATTTCAGTACCTCTATTATTTTTAGTTGTTCTTGTGTTGTAGTTATAGCCAGAATACATTTGAATCCTTAAATTAGTTTTAGTATAAACTTTAATTTAATAAAGTCTAACCCCTGTTCTGCGACCTGCACCTAAATGAAGTGGATTAAATAATCTCCAACAGATATACCCAAGAGCATCCACTGAATGGTCATAACCTGCTTCTTTATCTGGTTCTCCTTTTTCAGTATAACTTTGCAGTTCCAAACACTCAATTAATTTTTTGGCAGAACTGTGAATTTTTAATCTTGTTTTACCTTTACCATCTTCAAATAATCTTTGAACTGAATTTACTCTATCTCTGACAGGTGGGTTTGATGATGCTGATTGATTTATAAAGCCATGACTTTCAAGTATTTGGATGTCGGTTTTTGAAGCATTTGTACTTCTGTTTCCGCCTGAAGCGTCAGGGTAGATATAAATTTTATTAAATGGGTATCTGATTTTGATTTCTTTGGCCAAACTATCAGTGTCATAACTAGCGGTAATTTCATCAAAGACTGTCATTGAATCACCAAAAGCGACTGCTATTACTGCATTTGTGTTTCCGATATTGAAATCAATTCCGATTCTTAATGGCTCATTGTCAATATTTGGCTTCTCTTCAATGACATGGGTAGATCTATCAAAACGACTATAGACTACACCTGTTGTTATATTACAGAACTCGCCATTCAGATAAGCCTGTAATAAACCTGCTTCATAATTATCTTCAAGTCTTGAAATAAAATCTGATGGTAAGTGTGGATTATCATAAGTCCTCATTTTAATTAACCTTCTATCAGTTTTATTTTTAGAATCATTACTAGCAAAAGTGTTATACATCCAACGAAAGCCTTCAGGTGTTGAAGCTACACCAAACTGACGCTGATTCCCACTACGTAATCTTGCAAGAATACGAGGAAAAGCACGGTCTGCAATACTTGGTGCTACTGTATCAATCTCATCTGCAAGTACCCAAGCTAAATTAAGACCGATTATTCTTGACCAATTCTCAAACGATCTACACAAAATCTTACTTTCCCCATCAGGCAGATGTAGGGAATACTCAGGTAAAGGGGACTGCCTTAAGGTGAATGGTATTCCATACGCTTCTAAAAATGTTTCAAAATCATTCTGCCAGATGTCACGAATAAGCGGTGCAGTAGGTTCCATAACTGCACCTGTAAAACCTTGATTTCTAATAGCTAATTGAACAGCTTTAGCGCAAAGACTTCTTGTTTTACCTGCACCATACCCTGCTGATAGTCCAATTATTTCTGTTTCTTCATCATTTACAAAATCTAACTGGCCTTTATGTAAATCTAACTTTATTGCTTGCAGTATTTTATCAGTATCTAAATCACTTGATGCTGAATTATCTAATATTCTGCCTTCTTGTATATCTAATATGCTCATTTTATTACCTGACTAATCTTTGCCATTGTATTAATACAACCTAAAGCAACGTGTGGCTGATTGTTTCTACGTGCATCTTGAGCCAATGTGCTTAATTGTGATAAAAGTTCAGCTTGAAACTGCCTTCTATCTATATCCCAATCTGTTGCTATGATTTGATTTGCTTCACTCAAATAAACATCTACTTGTCTAGGTTTCACCCCCCATTCCCTTGTGCCATATGCAACAATTTCAGAACGACTAGCATTTCTAGCTTTTAAACCGGCTACCTTTCTAACTCTAAATTCGAATTCTTTCTTTGAAGCTCTCTTCATTTTATTTTTCTTGTAATTTTAGATTAAAAGATTTTGGTTTGTAATTGGGGTCTTTTTTTAAAGGTATATCTTTGAACATCCTCCAATTATTTTTAATGTGAAAATGAGGTCTTCCGTATTTGTTTTTTAGCTCTACAACGTCAGGCCATCTGCGTTGTAAAGCTCTTGAACCAAAAGCTCTTATATCAAGATTTTGATATGCAGTACTGTTTCCTCCTTTCATTGTCATTGTTCTCATTTTTTCTTGAGTTATAAAAGTCGTACCAATTGTGCAGTATTTATGTGCGAGAGTTTGCAGACATAAATCAACATCTTCATTCCAAGGACCTCTCCAATTAAAGGGCAAACTGTTTAAAACACACATGCAAGAATAAACGTGAACATTTTTTCTAAAAGGTACAGGGGTTATTCTCGCATTTGAAAGAAAAGAATAATATGGTCCATAAATTCCAACATTTGTCCATTGGTCACAAAATTCTTCGCATAATCTTAAGCCGAGATGCGGTTCAATTTGTATTCTTGTTCTTCCGTTGAAATGACAGAACCATCTAATATTGTCATCAATTTGCCAATGTCTTAAATCACCTTGCTTTCTTGAATAATCAGTTATCCAAGAACGAGGTGGTGCTGAAGTTCCATCATTAAGAAAAGGTAGAAGCAATATTTTTTCAGTTCCAAATATCTTCTCATATTTCTCATACTCAGTCTCATCAACTACAAGTTTAAATGGAACGCCATATTCCATGAATAATCTGGGTGTCAAACAATTCTCAGATCTTTTATGACTTGGTATAAAGATGGGATATTTAGGTAATATTTTATTCATTGTTATAAAGACAATTGCGACAAGCTGAAATCATTTCCCAATTATTTTCAGCATGAGCTTTTCTTAAATTTTGCATTTTTTCGCTTTTCCATGCTTCTTTCAATGTCATGTCTTTAATATTACCCACAACTAACTCTTTCCCCCATAATTTACAGCAAGGTAAAATATCACCACTACTATCAACTACTAACTGTTTATTAGGAAAACTACAAGGCTTTGGTTTCTCATTTTCAAATAAAGTAAGCCCAGTAACTATGCCCGGAACTTTGTTCATAGTTTGGAATGTTATTACATCTACAACCTCTGACCATTGCTTTTCAAACATTTCGACCTCATGTTCATTAATTTTATTTTTTAAAAAACTAACTCTTACCTTTGGAAATTCAAGTCCTAACTCGTTTCTTCTTTCCACAAGCTTTCTCACATTTCTCACCACAGTCTTATAAAGACCATTTTTTCTTTGCTTGTTATAAGTTTCTTCAGTTGCTGCATCAATGCTTATAAAAACTTTAGTTACACCACTATGAAGTAACTTTTCTATTCTTTTATCAGTCAACAAAGAACCATTAGTAACAAAGTAGATGTTGATTATTCCTTTAGATCTTGCATAAGCTATAGCTTCTTCAAGATCTTTACGAAGAAGTGGCTCATTAATATAATTTAATTTAATTGATTTAGTTCCCATAGATGATGCTTCATCTATCAATTCTTTGAACTTTTCAAACTGTATGGTTTCACCAGTTCTACCTCCTCCTATCCCATGAATACAGAAAGGACAAGCCATATTGCAACTACCATTTAATTCAAAATCAATTTGAATTGGTGCTTCTGGAACTGTTTTAAAAGTTTCAGCATCTTTTTGATTGTTTATATAATCATCCCAAGCAATTGGATCTGTTTCTGGAGGTCTTTTGTATAATGCCTCAAGATTTTTTATATCAAAGAAGCTGTCACTCATTTATTTCATCTGAAACATTTACGACTGTTTCACCTTCAAATACATAGTTAAGATGAGCAAATTTATTTTTTTCTTTGAATGGCCACCAAATGTATTTTGTCTTATCTGTTATCTCTGCACCAATAAATTTTGCAAAGTCATCCCTGTCTTTTTCATTTTCAAAATTTACAATGAGTTTAGGATTTGCCTTTACTGCCTGAAAATCCATGAAATCCCCCCACTGTTCATCTTCTAGCTTACTTACTTCATCTTTTGATCTGCTTACTAAAAGCAAGTTTTCGATCTTTGCTTTGTCATAGCCTGTTCCTAGTAAATCATCTTCAACAAGCAATTCCTTTAAAAGTTCACTCATTTCCCTTGCATTAGTCTCTGCCAAATGTGAAACTTCATTATCTGCGGTAAGTAATTTGATGGATTTGGTGGAATTAGGTGGGAGGTTTAGTCTCAATATTGGAACAGAAGTCAAACCTAGTAATTTAGCAGCCTCTACAATGCCATGCCCTGCTAAAATCGTATAATCATTGGCTACGAGTATATTTCTGTAAATACCATTTTCTTTTATTGACTGCTGAAGATGCTCGAGTTGTTCTGGTGGGTGAATTTTATAGTTTCTTGGATGTGGCTTTATTTTATCTATTGATATTTGCTGTGCTTTTGTTCTAACAAAACTGTCAATATCGAATAAAGAACTTAAATCTTCGTCTGTATCAAAGTCTTGTAAATCATTTAGTTCTGCAAGTAAGTTTTCTTCATGCCATTCAGATATTTCTGCAATTTTATTATCAGCAATAATATATGCTTTTTTCTCTTTTTCTGAAAGTGATTCAACAATTCTACATGGAACGGTGGTAAATCCTAAGTCCAAAGCTGCCCTAAATCTACCATGACCTGCCAAAATGACTTTGTTCTCGTCACAGATAATTGGCTGAGTAAAACCAAATCTTTTGATTGCTGCAGATAGTGCTTTTATCTGTTCGGCAGAGTGGGTTCTACTGTTCTTTTCATATTCTTTTAATTGGTCAATTGGTATTTCTGTATTTGTTATTACTGACATGCTGATTCTGTTTCTTACAAGCATAATCTAAATTTAATTGG